GCAGAAGTAAGAGACTGTGAACAGTTTTGCTTGATGTACCATATACCAACGACAACATTCGAGAGATGGCGTAAGGCTATACCTGAGTTGGAACAGGCGTTTAAGGATATGAAGGATACGATACATGTGCGCCGTCGCATTATGTGGGGTGATCGTAACTTAGTGGAGAATAATTTCTTGCGTTACGCGCATCAATACCGGGCTGAGGAAGCACTCTTGGACAAATATCATGCTGACTTGAAGAAAGCCTCCAGCCATGAGCCGCCTAAGGCGATACAGTATGAGGCGGTTCCCGTCAAAGAGACTGGTAAGTTCACGTACAAAGAGGAAGCAGATGCTGAGCAGACTTAAGCAGGCTTATACTCGTTTTATGCACGGGCCTTGCATTGATGCTAATGTATCGCTCTCCAATAAGCTTACTGCACAGATCAACCGACTCAACTTAGAGATACTATATACCCAAGAGAGTTATGAGCTACGTATAAAGGAATTGGTAAACCAGATTGAGAGGGAAGAGCATGATGGCAACACTGAGACAAAACCTTAGAGCTTTATGGGAACGGTTTAAAGACCGTAATACCCATAACCTATTTGAAGAAAATGACCTCTTGAAACATGACCTCAAAACTTGCTGAAGAGAAATCAGCGTACTACTTTACTGAGCTGATGAATTCTCATGCAGAGGTAGATTACCTTAAGTCAACCAATCTTCAGCTTAAAGATAAGCTCTCATCGGCCAAGGCTACACTACGCCGTCTTCGTAAACGTAAGGCCAAGTGATGGAGTTGCCTCGCATAGACTTTGAGCCAAGAGGCTATCAAGAAGAGCTGTTTGAGGCCATCATCAACCAAGATCGTATCGTACCCTTACGGCGTAAGTTCTTAGCTGTCTGGCCTCGACGTGCTGGCAAAGACAAGTTCGCTTGGGCATGTGCAATATGGCAAGCAATGCAAAAGCCCTGCTTAGTGGTGTACTGTCTCCCAACGTTTACTCATGCACGCAAGGTAATATGGGACGGTATAGATATCCAAGGTAAATCCTTTTTGTCAATGATTCCTCAACCAATGATTGCCAAGCTCAACCAAGCTGAGATGAAAATAACCTTTACTAATGGCTCTGTACTCCAGCTTGTGGGGGCTCTGAATTACGATTCTGCTCTTGTTGGAACGAACCCCTTCGCGATTATTTTCAGTGAAGCAGCTCTCATGGAAAATCTATCTGTAATTTTATAATTATGTCCGACCCATTCTGGCGGCGAACCAGGGCTGGATACTCATGCAGTCCACACCTCGCGGTAAGAACTCGTTCTTCCAGCTGTATTCTGTGGCTACTGAGCTTGATGACTGGTATGTCTCCAAGATGGGCATAGATGAGACGCAGCACATACCGCCAGAGATCTTGGCCCAAGAGCGCGCTCAAGTTAGTGAAGATTTCTTCGAACAAGAATATAACGTATCATTTTCCAAAGGTATTGAGGGATCAGTGTACGGTCGTGTCCTTGATCGTGCTCGTCTTGAGGAACGCATTACATCAGTCCCATGGAATCCAACCGAGCTTGTTTACGTAGCCATCGATATAGGGGTCAAAGATTCCACTACGATGATCTTCTATCAATGCGGCGAAGCACAGACATCCATAAAAATAATCGATTGCTACGCTAATCGTGGTGTTGGTCTTGATCATTATGTTGGCATCATACAGTCCAAGCCCTATCGTTATGGGAAGTTCTTTGCGCCTCATGATCTTCAAGTCCGTGAATGGGGCGGTGGGGCCGTGACACGTTACGAGAAGGCACGACAACTCGATATTAACTTTGTTATTTGGACCAAGTTAAAGTCGAAGAAGGTATTGATGATGTTCTGGTTAACTTTGGTAAGTTCTACTTTGATGCAACCAAATGCAAATCGTTAATTGACGCGCTCGAGAACTATCGTAGGGAATGGATAGAAGATAAGCAGATCTACTCAAAGCCTATCCATAATTTTGCAAGCGATTACGCCGATGCTCTACGTTATGTATGCCAGTCACTCCCTAAAGCCAAGCAGGGCATGACCGCAACAGACTTTGACCGTGCCAAGGCTATAGCCCTTTATGGAAACCAGGGGGCATTGCCTCGATTCTTCCAAGACGAGATGCGTTACAACAGAAATCGTTAAACTCTTGTATTTCAGACCTTTGCATTCTACGCTGTAAACATCTTTAAGGATTAGCTTAAAAAGGACAATCCATGTTGATTAGAACTCCCGATACTATTACGTCAGGCTACAATGCCATCAAGCACAAAGTAGACTCTGATTACGCAGCCAACCAGGCTATATGGCAGATCTTTTGGAATGAAGGTATGCTTGATGTTCGCCTGGAAACTGGTGATACCTCTTTGATGGCAGATGTTAACTCATCCCTGCCTAATAACAACCGTGGTCAATGGTATTTTAACCGTGTCAGACCTTTATGTAATATGGTTTCGGGATACCAACGACGTAACCGGAAATCAACAGTCGTCGTACCTCTTGAGAATGCAGACCAGCAGACAGCAGATCAGTTAACCAAAGTCCTCATGCTGATCTACAAGAAAGAGAACGTCTACGAATCCATATCTGAAGCGTTCCACCAGGGCGCTTGTGTTACCGGGATGAATCTGTTGCACGTCTACCTGGACTTCGTATCTGATCCGGTTAATGGTGACGTCAAAGTAGATAACCTACCGTTCAACTGCTTCTTTATTGATCCCTACTTTCGCAAGCTTGATCTATCAGACTGTAACTTTGTCTGGCGTAGATCGTACATGACACATTCAGCTGCTGCATCCTTACTCCCAGAACACTATGAAGAGATTATGAACCTTCCGGGTAATCCAACGGGAACCGGTAGAGATGGACGCTTTCAGTACATGCCTGAATCATACGGCCAGACACAACAAAACCGTCTTGCGTATGATGAGTACTACTACCGAGCGTTCCGTAAACAAAAATTACTCGTTGATAAAGAGACCGGTGAGAAGATCGACGTCTCCTTCAAGGACCAACTGGACATCGAACGATTCCTTTTGGAGAATCCTCAAGTAACGATGATCGAACAGAACATCCCAACAGTTCGTCTCTGTATCTTGGTGCAAGATCGTGTTTTCTACGATGGTCCTCAACCAATCGCTGGACTTGATACCTACCCTTTTGTGCCCGTGGTTGGTTTTTACAATGCGATGATGCCCTACTTCTACAACCGTATACAGGGAATTTGTCGTTCCCTTAGAGATCCTCAGCTTCTTTACAACCGTAAGATCATATTGGCAGCAGACCTCGAAGAAAGTGTATTAAATTCAGGTTGGATATTTAAAGAGAACGCAGTCATTGACGTTAAGCATCTGTTCCAGACCGGTCAGGGCCGTATTATACCCCTTAAAGCAGATGCACAAATGACCGATATTCAACAGATACAACCACCGCAGATACCACCATCACACTTTCAGCAGATCGACCTGTTCAGCAAAGAATTAAACATGGTATCCGGTATCAATGAAGAGCTTATGGGTTCTGCTATTGACGATAAAGCCGGTATCTTATCTGCTCTACGCCAAGGGGCTGGGCTTACAACATTACAACCGCTCTTTGATCGATTAGATTTCTCCCAAAACCTTCTTGGTAGCCTCATCCTCAAGATCGTTAAGGGTAACTATGCCCCGGCAAGGTGCGTAACATGCTTGAAGGACAAGATCCAGCGCCCTTCTTCTATGACAAGGCGTTTGGGGATTACCATTGTATGGTGGAAGCAGGATTTAACACTGAATCACAAAAGCAATTACAATTTGCACAGTTAATGCAACTCCAAGAGCTCCTTGGTCCTGGGGTATTGCCCGCCAAGACGCTTATTGATGCTGCTACATTACAAGATAAACAGAAGCTTATTGATGACATTGAAGCACAACAACAACAACAACAACAAGCGCAACAAGCACAACAACAATCAGAGATGGCTGAACAACAAGCACGTATCCAGCTTTCACAAGCACGTGCAGTTGCTGACCAGGGACTTGGACTTGAACGTGTATCTCGCGTTGAAGAGAACCATGAACTTGCTGTCGAGCGACGTGCTAAAGCCAAATCTGATGAGTCACAGGCTATACTTGATCTGGCCAAGGCGATGCATGAACTTGAGGGTATTGATATAGAGCATATGCACAAACTGGTCAGTATTATGCAGATGATGGCTAAGGCAACAGAACCAGAAAAACCTACGGCATTAAAATCTAGTACGTAGTGTGTTTTCTTATTAACTCTTTTTGGAGGGCCGTTTATGGCAAATGAGTGTTTTGTTACCGAGCATCCTAACTGCGGATGTGGTAGTTCTCTTGATCTCAAGAAGATCTGTGCGCGTTGTCTTGAAGTATGTTGGCAGAAGTCCAAGCAGATCTGGACTGAAGACCTTAACGTTAATACGTTGTGTTCACAAAAGATCCATGCTAAAGCCTCAGAAGCTCAATCGCTTACGGTTGATAACCTCTGTGCTACAGCAGCAAACATAACAGATCTTTGTGTAACCAACCTACGTGTAAACAATCAAACACAAGAGCTAGTGCAACATAAACGTGCATACCTTGCATTTGATTCTGACTTCAGCTACACCCTTGGTGCTACTATTGATTTTAATGCCACCTTAGATGACCCTTCATCTATGTCTGGTACAAACCCTGCGCGCTTCATCTCTCCAACAGCAGGATATTGGGAGTTCAATGTATTTATCAATGCATTTGACCTTGCTGGTTCTGATCTCATAACCGGTATACCTATTGGTCGACTAACCGCGTATGTTAACAACGTTGCACGTCAATCGCTTTCTGTACCGTTCTTGTCATTTGCTACCGATGTTAAGGCTGCACTTACCTGCGACCTTCTTCTGGCAGTTGGCGATGTCGTTACAGCTAAGCTTGATGTGCTGGTACAAAGTCCTGTTTCAGGTCTTGTTTCCTACGCAGGGACCATGATGCTGAGAGGTGGCCCATTCGCCTCAGTTGCAGAGCCTTCAAGCATGTCTATCATCTTGAAGTCAGGTCTTTGCAATCCTAATGGTGGTGGTGGAACAGTTACTTGCGTTCCATGTGTACCTGCAACAGTTCCTTGTGAGGTTGTTGTTGGTCCACGTTGTGAGCCTTGCCCAGTTGTTTAAAAAATCAATCCTAACGATGTAGTTAGAGGTTGTCGGGACAGCTTCGCGAGATGGCTGTCCCGTATTTATAAACCTTGTCCGTCTACGCTTTGAGCTTTGACGTGACAGTTACTACGAAAGGCCTACGAGTGCCACGCAAAGAATCACATGGATTTTGCCTAAATTATAAAACCCATCCGTTATATAATCTTTATTACAATATGAAGACGCGTTGTTATAATGCCTCACCCCATAATTTTCCTTACTATCAAGGAAAGGGGATAAAGATTTGTAAAGAATGGTTGGATGATATTAAAGCATTTGTTCTTTGGGGCCTTTCTACAGGTTGGAAAAAAGGCTTATCTATAGATAGAATTGATTCTAATAAAGACTATTCTGCTGATAATTGCCAGTGGATGACCGTGAGCGATAATAGTAAAAAAAGGATTAAAGAATATGGCTTTTCTTTTCCTATTAAGAAGAAACTATCTATTGATCAAGTTAGCGAAGTTAATGCTAAGCTAAAGTCTGGCATGAATGGGATGGCTATAGCTAAGTTATTTGGTGTTGAGAAAAAAGTAATATATAGAATACGAGATAATAAGTATTGATAAGAATCTTTTCGGTTAGAGGGGATTTATTTTATTAACCTTGCAGCGTTTATAAAACGGTCTGCAGTTTCCTTGAAAGGAAAGCAATGGCAAAAAGATTTCACGGTACAGATGGCAAGAATGCAATGAAAGAAGGCAGCGGCATGATTCACGATGCTATGTCTAAGCCTTGCAACCTTCCAACAGAAGTTATTGATAAAGTTTGGGGTTCCAACACCGGCATGACTGGCGGCATCAAAGATCTGTATGAAGTAGCACAACAACAGATCAAAGGTGATCGCGCTGATCTTGGTCGTCTCTCCAAGCCCGGCAAGTATTAATGCCTGAACATTAGAAAACACAGGAGATTATTATGCCAGGCATGATCAGAGGGCATAAGAAGGCAGCCAAGATTGCGTATGACCTCTTAAAAACACCCAAGGATCAACAGCAAAAGACACAACCGAAGCCACCCAAGCATCTTATTGATGAGTGGTTCAGGGACAGTTCAACCGCACAGTAAGGACTATCATGATCGCCTACAAAGATGTCTACAAAGACAAGATGAAAGCTAAAGATCATAAGTGCAAAGGCAAAGGATGCCCAAAATGCCACTGAAGGGAACTGCCAAGCAGAAGATGAAACAGGCCATGCATGAGGCAAAATCTGGGCAAATGCACAGTGGGTCTAAGAATGGCCCTGTGGTTACTGATAAGAAGCAGCAGATAGCAATTGCTTTGGCAGAATCAGGCTTGTCCTCTAAAAAAAAGAAACGTAAAAAAAGAGCATAACTCTCATTCTTAGTGTTCCTTTCTACCTTTTTCCCCCTGTCACATACTCTTGTGGCGGGGGATTTTCTTGTATATAGTGATGGTGAACCCAGGATTGGCATAAAGCTACGCCGGGCTAAAGGGAGAAAATCATGAAAAAGATGAGCACGCCATACAATAAGAAACAAACATTTGGATCACAAGTCCTTGAACACCGTGCAAAGAATTTAACCATGGATGATGATGTCATTGAATATCGTCGTGCCATGGAACACGATATCATTGGTATGGTTAACAATGCAGCAACTGCAGCCAAAGTTAACACCCTCTATGCCAACAAAGACTTTTATGTTGTCTTGTTGATACTCAAAGAACGCTTTGCAGATACCCCTAACTTTAAGGTATTTGCCCGTCAGTCATGTCCAACACCAACGTACAAGCAATCAGTGTGGAAATACCACCATCACACGAGCACCATAGAATTCTTATGGTGTATTCCTGATGGGGTACTGTATCATCACATATTGGCCAACCCAAGAAAATATCTAGAAGATAAAGAAACTAACCTTATTGCGCAAACGGTCATCCAGATGGAGACCGGTCAGCTTCTCACCAAGGTTAAAAAAGAGAATGGGGAGAAGATAGACGTAGTCATTAAAAATCATAAAGAAGGAAACCTTGATGGAAGAAAACTTATCATCGCCAGTTGAGACAACCGAAGTTGTTGAACAACCAGTCCAAGAGGTTCAACAACAACAGCCGATGTCTGATAAAGAATACAATATGCGCCAGCTTCGTGAACGAGCAGAGCGAGCAGAGCGAGAACTTGAACAAGCTCGTAGATCTCAACAACCACAACCATCTGAAGAAGATGACCTTGGGGTAGAAGATGATGCATTGCTTGAGGGAAAACAGCTTAAGAAGTATCACAAACAACACAAAGGCAACCAACAGAAGACACAGGCTCAGCTTGATCAGATTACGACAGCGCTTGCAGCACTTCAGCTCAGAACAGATCATCCAGACATTAATACCATCGTAACCGATGAGAACTTGGAGAAACTAGCACGTGTCAAACCTCATATATATCGTTCTATTATGGCTAATCCTGATTTCGTGGATCGCGGAAAGGTAGCTCACGATGCAATATCAACATGGGTTAAACCCGACAAACACATCGAGCAAGATCGAAGACTTGAAGAGAACAAAGCTAAGCCACGAACATCTTCTTCCGTTGGTCCGCAGCAATCCGAGACACCACTTACACGCGTTGGGGATTATGATCGACGAGTCTTGTCTAATGCAGACAAAGACCGTATCATGAGAGAAGTTCAGTTGGCCAAGTCCTATAGATAAGAACGTTTATAAGCCTCCTTTTTTAGGGATGAATTGCTTGATTCATCCGACTCTCACCCCCGGTACTCCTCCGGGGGATTTCTGTGTACAACGTATTATATTGTTGTACACTACATGATCGCATTTTTATGAGGTAGTCAGCCATCTTGAAAGAAGAGTTATGAATAAGAAAATCTATAAAGTTAAAGCGTTTGTTGATAAAAGTTTTTTAAATATTGAAAAAGAGATCAATGAATTTAGTGATAAAAAAGATATTGAAGTCATCAATGTATCTGTGTCATTTGACGATACTAATCATGGTCATTATGCCATGGTAACCTATAAGTTAAGTTACGACTGTAAATGTGCTGATAACAAATGATTTCTGCGGCATGTACTACATGCTGCTAATGACCTAAGGATTTATGAGCAAGAAGCTAAAGTGGATTAGTTTTTTAGATCAGTTCCCAACAGAATGCGAACCGATTATGGTATCCTCTTCTGGCTATAGGCATATGTTATATACCCAAGGACCAGTCAGAGCAGACCATCTGGTACGTTGGCTTGAGGCAGATTATAAAGCAAAATACTGGATCTATATAAAAGATATGTAATACTAAAAGCCTTCATATATACTTCTACCCCCATATGTATCTGAACCTTGCATATGGGGGTTTCTCTATTTATACTCAAACAACGTACCGCGCTTCGTAACCGCATACTACATTCGTCGTAATGGGATTCGACAACCTATCTTTTATGGGACGTACTACAGGTACTTCGTCCTAACCTGCTTACAAAAGCAAACTCCAAATTAGGAGTCACATGATTACAAATCCAGATACATTACCAGCGCCTAGGAAATAATATGGGCGCGTTAAATCTTCTCTGATTGACTTGGAAGCCTAAAGCGAAAGCCATGGCGACAGGGCGCAAGCGTAAGCAGCGTGAACGACTAAGTGAGAAGACCCGCGAGGGATGCGATAGTCTGAACTCCAGAGGAAACCTGGAGAGGGAGATTCGAAGAAGTTTCCCCGCCTAGCAATAGGTCATAAAGTAACAGAGTGGTACAACAGACAATGGATGATGTGCTTTTATCGGTAAGGACCCCAAACCTTATCATGAAACTAGGAGCACTCACGAAGCGTCTGCCAAGTAAAGGCGGAAGAACCCTTCGTATGGCGAGATATGACCGCTTGCCAACAGCCCCGGTACCACTCGGTCCAAGTGGCGCTACGCCTCCGGCTACGCCTTTGAATCGTGTGGATATTGACGCTACAATGAGCTTTTATGGTCTCTACGTAGCGATCAACCAGCAGGTTAACGTGGCCTGCTTTAAATCCGCTCTGATTGACTTGGAAACCGAAGTAGCATTTTGCTAACCGGCGACAGGGCG